GGGAGGCTGATAGCAGCGCCCGGAAGGGAGGTGCGTCATGGTGCTTGATGCTCTGCGTCTTTTTCAGGCCTTCCTGGAAGGGCATCGCGGGACCGGCGTCGTGCTCGATGCCGACAATACCGCCGCGACGATCTCGCTCCTCGAATATTTCGAGATCGAGCACCGGCAGCTCCAGGCACGCCTGACGGGCATTGCCGATCCAGCCCTTATCACCACCGCGCCAAACGTCGTTTTCATCAAGTCCTACCTGGAGAGCCGTAGCCATGGCCAAGCATAACCACGAACACCTTTCCGACCACCTTCGCGCCACGCGGAACCGGATCGCCGAATTCCGGCATGGCGGTATCTACCTCAACGACGAAGAGGTCGAGAAATTCGTGCGCCGGCTCGACCAGCTCACCAACATGGCCCGTGAGCTTGAGGGCGAGATCGGCCGCCGCCAATGGAGCGAACGCACAAGCTGCGATCTCGACAGCCTCATAGACGCTGCCTTCGGTGACAATGTCGTCGCGTTTCCCGGCCGCCCCGACCATCGGCCTACGGGAGGCAGCGCGGCATGATCAGTTGCAGGCTCATCAGCGAAACGGTCGCGAAGTCCTACGGCGTTACCGTTCGGGATCTGAATTCACGCCGGGTCGACAAGGCGATCATACTGCCGCGTCATATGTCCTGGACGCTCGCACGCAAGCTCACGGAACGAACACTTCCGGAAATCGGTCGCCATATGGGCGGCCGGGACCATACCACGATCATGTACGGCATCCGCAAGATCGAGGCTGAGATCGACGCTGATCCCGAGATCGCCTCGAATTACTCGCACCTCGTCGAGGCCATCACCGTTCTTGGCGAGGCATCGGAAACAGCGGATCGGATAGCCGTGCGCTTTCACGATATCGATCCGCTGGAAACGGCTGAAACAGTCCTTGAAGCCAAGTTCCGCGATGTCATCCCCTCGATGGAGGCCATCCGGGCTCTGTGTATGGGCGTGCAGCATTTCGCCGCCGAATTGTCGAGCGCGGAAGAGTGCAGCCGTGAAGTCCTGGCCGAAGCAAAGACTTGGCAGGAGGAGAGAGCGGCTCTTCAGGACCGCCTTTCGAACCTCACCCTCGGCGCGTCTAGAACCGACGAGCTGCTCCAGGCGACGGCGCTGGTCGTCTCGAAATTCAAAGCTCTTCGAAATGCGGAATACAGCGCCGGCGAACGTCCGGCCCGCAAGGCGCTCGAAGACTCCCTGAAAGCTCTTCAAACCACCTTTGAAAGGAACTCCAATGGCTAAAAAACCGAAGGCGAAAGCCATCACCCGCGTGCCGCAATCCCGCGAGGATGCCGTTTGGGCAATCGGTCGGATCGGCACGCTCCGCCGCGAGATCGTCCAACATCAGGCAACGGCTGAAGAGGCCGTGCGGGTGGCCGGCGAGCAGCTGGAGCGCGACACCGTAAATCTGATAGGCGAATTGGCCGAGCATGAAAAAGGTCTTCAGACCTGGTGCGAGGCGAACCGCCAGGCGCTGACCGCCGAGGGCAAGGTGAAATTCCATGATTTCGGGACCGGACAGGTCAAGTGGCGGCTACGGCCCGCGAGCGTCTCCATCCGTGGCGTCGAAACCGTGATCGAGGCGTGCAAGTCGCTCGGCCTGAAGAAATTCATCCGCACGAAGGAAGAACTGAACAAGGAGGCGATGCTCGCGGATCAGGACAGAGCCCGCACGATCGCCGGCGTCACCATCAAGTCGGCCGGGGAGGATTTCGTAATCGAGCCGACCTCGATCGATGCTCCTGGCACCATGGCTGCGTGAGGACGGACCAATGAAAAACAGACTGATCGACCTCAACAACCACCTGTTCATGCAACTCGAACGCCTTTCCGAAGAGAACATCACGGCTGAGACGATCGAGACGGAGGTGAAGCGCACGGACGCCATCGTCGCCGTCAGTGAGCAGATCATTCACAATGCCGATCTCGCTCTGAAGGCCGCGAAGCTGGTTGCCGACCATGGTGACCGTTTCAAGCCGATGCTGCCCATGCTCGCTGGCACCAAGGCTGAGGGGGAGGCACGGTCATGAAGGGACGGCAACTCTGCTACAGCCAAGAGGAGCTGGCATGGATTGAGGCGCGGCAGACAGAGCCGCGCCGCCAGCTTCACGTTGATTTCTCCGCGACGTTCGCCAGGACGGACGTATCCTTCGACAACTTCAAGGCCCTTTGCACACGCAAGGGCTGGAAGACCGGGAGAACGGGCACGTTCCCGAAAGGCAGCGTCTCCTGGAACAAGGGCCGGCCGATGCCCTTCAACGAGAATAGTGCCCGGACTCGATTCAAGAAGGGCAACCTTCCGCACAACACTCACTTCCTCGGGCACGAGCGCCTGACGAAGGATGGCTACGTCGAGATCAGCGTCGACGAGATCAATCCGCATACCGGCTACGAGCGTCGGTATGTGATGAAGCATAAGCACCTTTGGGAGAAGATCAACGGTCCCGTGCCCAAGGGCATGTTCCTGAAGTGCCTGGACGGCAACCGGCAGAATACCGATCCGTCAAATTGGGATCTCCTTCCGCGCGCCGCTCAGACCTATCTCGGCGGCTTCCGTGGCATCGACTATGAGGCGGCAGAGCCGGAGGTCCGTCCCGCCATCATCGCCGTGGCGAAGCTTCGCCACGCCGCAAGGGTCGCGAAGTCGAAAGGCGGTGCGGCATGAGCACCCTCACCCTTCCTGATAACCTGCTGCCATGCCCGTTTTGCGGCGGCCCAGCGACCAGTCAGCCCTGGCACGGCGGCGAACCGACGAAGGTACTTATCTCCTGCGACGACGGCGGTGATGTTGATTGCCCAGTGAATCCTTTGGTATCGGGCGAGACGCCAGAAGAGGCTGCGGCAAAATGGAATACGCGCCTCGATCCAGAAGCCGCGACTGACGCAATTCGCTATCGTTACCTACGGGATTATTGTGCGACGGGATGGCAATCCCGCATCGGCGGCCCGGATACGATCACTATCGATTTCGAGGGAAAGGGTCACGACGTCGACGCGGCGATTGATGCCGAGATCGAGGGTGCCGAATGAGCTCCGCGATCGCTGCAATCCACGCCGGCTTCAAACAGCTCGGCATCGCAGACGACGCCGATCGGCGCGCGCTTTATGCGCGCGTCACTGGCAAAGATCACCTCACCCTCATGAAGCCGGTGGAAAAGGAGGCCGTGGTAACCGAGTTGCGCCGCCTCGGCTTCAAGCCCGTCGCTCGGCGCGCCAACGCCCAGCAAAAGCTGAGCGGCAAATATGCCAAGAAGCTGCAGGCGCTTTGGATTGCCGCCTGGAACCTCGGTGTTGTTCGCGATCGGGAGGACAAGGCGATGCTCGCCTTCGTCCGTCGGCAAACCGGCCTGGATCACACACGGTTCCTCCATTACGCCGGCGACGCTCGCAGGGCGATCGAAGGCCTGAAAGGCTGGATGACGCGCGAAGGCGGCGTCGACTGGAGCGATACCGCCTTCATGCCGGACTATGCGCGTGCCGATGGGTTCAAGATTGCCTGGGCGCAGTGGCTGCGCCTTGGTAACGACGTCCACGCCGATAGTGTCCAACGCTTCGCCGCCAGTGTCCGATCGACGGCAGGCGTTTCCATTGGCGATTGCCAGGGCGAACATTGGCAAGCGGTGATGAACGGGCTCGGCTTCCTCGTTCGCGCAGCGAGGGCCGGCACCAATGGATAACATCCGCCCGCTGCTTGGCACCGTTCCGCCCGAACCGGCAGAGGTTGATTCTCGGGGGCGACCGATGAAGCTCTACAGCTTCTCCTTCAGACACGACCGGCGCGAGTGGTCGTTCGGCCTTTGGGCCTTCTCGCGCCGTGACGCCATTCGTCGCCTGGGCTCAATCCGGCGCGGCCTGAAGCTGGACGGCCTTGTCGTCGCGATCGGCGACCTTCCGGCTGGCATTGATCTCGCATTGCCGGGAAGCGCCGGGCCATGACCGCGCTCCCCCTTTTCGACAGGTACGAGCTAGAGGCGCTTCGACACGAACGTGAAGAGCTTTTGAAGCGCCTTCGAAAAGGGGGAATGGACCGCTACTCGCGTATTCGCATGCAGCGGAAAGTCACCCTGATCACCGCCGAGCTCATGAAGCTCGAACTGCAGATAGGCCGCAAATGAGGGAAGAACTGATCGACGAACTGATCTCCATCCTTGGCGAGGATGGCTTCTTTGCGCTTACCGAGGCCTATGCCGGCATCCGCCTCTATGTGCCGGGCAACCCTAACAATTCCGACCTTCCCGGCACGCTCGGCCTCGATTATTCGATCCGGCTTTCCAAGCGTTATCCGGGCAGCTATATACGTGTTCCTATGGCCCGCGCCTTCAGGGCCGTCCGGCATCGGGAGCGCGGCGCCACGAACCGCGAGATCGCCCTCCGCCTTGGCGTCCGGGAAGACAGCGTCGAAAAGCTGTTCCGGCGTGGCTACCAGCGTGATCCAGAGCACTTCAAAAAGCGCTCCCGCAAAGATCCGCGTCAACTCGATCTTCTCTGATCCAGCCTCTCGGCCTGATTGAGCCCTTGCTTGACCGGCATGATTAATGCCCGCCGCAACAGGCATGTTCGCCCCGATCATCACCGCTTCGGGGCATCCAATGACTTTCGATGAATGGCTTATCGCGCGCTTGACGGCGCGCGGCTTTTATTCCGCGGGCGCCGGCCTCGCCGCCGCCCGCGCCATCAGCATCGCGCTTTCCAAATTCCAGCAGGCCAACGACATCAAAGTGACCGGCACAGCGACGGCCGACACGGTCGCAGTGCTGCGCGTCGATCCACCGTCGGTTGCCGCCACCTATCAGGCCGTGCCGGCCGTGCCAGCGGAGCCCGTCTGGATGCGCGAGGCGCGCCGCTTCATGGGCCTCAAGGAGGTCGCAGGCGCCAAGTCCAACGCGACGATCATCGGCTGGGCGAAGGCGGCGGGCGGCTGGATCTCCGGTTTCTACACCAACGACGATATCGCCTGGTGCGGCCTCTTCCAGGAGCATTGCATCAGCGCGACGCTGCCGCATGAGCAGTTGCCCGCCAATCCGCTCGGCGCGCTGAACTGGTCGGCCTTCGGCAAACGCCTGACGACGCCGGCGCTGGGCGCGATCCTGACCTTCCACCGCGACGGCGGCGGCCACGTCGGTCAGTACGTCGGCGAGGACAGCACCGCCTATCACGTCCTGGGCGGCAACCAGTCCAACAGCGTGTCCATCACCCGCGTCGACAAGGGCCGGCTCGACGATATCCGGTGGCCGCTCACCGGCGAAGCACCGGTCGGCGCCCGCGTCCTGCTGACCCCAGCCGGCGCCCTCTCCATCAATGAAGCCTAGGAGGCTCCCTTGCGCATCGCCATATCCATCGCCGCCCTATCCGTCCTGTCACTGATGGCTGTCGGCTGCGGCACCCTCGACAAGCTCCCCGGCAAGGTCGACCAGGCCAACGGAAAAATCCAGCAGGGTCTTGATCAGGCTTGCCCTCAAGTCGCAGAGGCGGATCTCGCTTTCAGCTTCCTGAAGGTG